ATTAAAAACAATCCTGACACTATAATCAAAATGATTTATGAGGGGGTAATGTATAACCCTCAGCGCGAGAAAAAATATCAATACGTTGTGTGTTCAGATAACCATATTTTTTATGTGGAAGACTTTGAAGTAAATCCCGGTATTGTCTGGCGTTTCCAAAAAACTAATAATGATACATATGGTCGAGGTCCAGTAATGGATGCATTGCCATCTATTATTAGTTTGAATGAATTAGCACGTATTGAATTAGCTGCTGCAAACTTAAATACGTTTAAGCCTTATATGGCATTTAATGATGCTACATTCAATCCAAATACATTTAAGTTACAACCAATGACGATTATCCCAATTGCCCCACTAGGGAGTTCCGGACAACCACCATTGATTCCATTGCCTGATACATCTAATCCTCAGTTTAGCCAACTGACAATCCAAGATTTGAGAATGCAGATAAGAAGTCTAATGTTTGCAGATTCTTTAATTCCAACTGACACCAAGCAACCTGTAAGCGCAACACAGATTATGATACAGAATCAAACCTTGGCAGAACGTATCGGGCCTTTGTTTAGTCGATTGCAACAAGAATTTTTATGGCCAGTAATCGAAAGATGCTCATACATACTTGATAAAATGGGATTATTACCTTATCCTCAGATTGATAGAAAAATGATATCATTTGTATATCGTTCGCCATTAGCACTAGCTAAAGGGCAAGAGCAAATTGCTAGGTTTACTCAATACTTCCAGTTAATACAAGGTATTAGTGGCCCGGAAGCTGCTCAAGCGTTTATTAATCCAATGGAATATCCATACTTGTTAGCTGACTTAATGCAAATTGATAATCGGTTGTTAAATGACCCAGCACAAGTTGCTCAAGTCTTTCAGGCTCAACAAGATAAGATGAACGAACAACAAGAGATGATGATGCAACAACAAGGTGGACAACCACCACAAATACCACAGGTGTAAAATGAGCAACCCTTACATTGAGCCACAAAACTATTATGAAAACTATGAGTCAACACAATCCGGACAACAAGATATTGCCTTAGATGAGTTGTGCTGGCACGTATTTAATATCAACGAAGATGGCAAAAAGCTTTTAGAAATCATGAAAAACAGATTTCTAATTATGCCTACTCCGGGACCAGTCAATGAGAACTATCCTCACATGTGTGTGTTTTATGAAGGATTTCGTGAAGCATTCAGGCAAATCATTGCAAGTGTTGATGGCTATCAGCGCAAGAAAGACCATGAAGCTAAACAGGCAGGTATTGCATGACATTTGATACGATATCAGCAACAGTAGAAGATATGGCTATTCAAGATTCGCGAATTTCGAATACGCCAGAACCAGCATGGTGGTTAGATGACAATACACCGGGTGTTGGTGAGAGACCAGATTGGTTGCCAACTCAATTTAAGAAGGCATCAGATGTGGCAAAATCATACGCTGAGTTACAGAAACGTTTTGGCGAAGCACCAAGCGAATACTCATGGGAAGCAGGAAAAGGATGGGTTGAACCAGACTATGAGCCTTTTCAAGAACTAGCACAGTACGCTAAATCAAAACGTGTGCCACAGGATGTCATGGATAAGATGCTTTCAAGTGTTGGCAAATATCTTGATGAGTTTGGTGTTGACTATGAGGCTGAAAAAGCTGCACTGGGAGATGACGCTGACCAACGTCTGGATGTCCTAAACAACTGGGCTAAAAGCAATTTATCTGAAAATGCTTTTTTTGCATTAACAAGCAACCTAAGAACTGCTGATTCAGTGATGGCACTAGAGGAGTTAAGATCTAAAATGCTAGGACAAAACACAATGATACCCGGAAACCAGCAATCACAATCTGATGGCGCATTGACGCTAGACGACTTGCAAGCCGAGTTAACAAATAACATTCAAAAATATAAATCAGACCCACGCTATCGAAGAGAAATCACAGAAAAGATTGAAAGATTGCAAAATAACAAATAACTGATTAAACTAATTACAAGTGTCCAGTTTGGCTGGTAAGTTGGATAACTTGTAATTTTAGGCCCTTCCAAGGATAACCAGACAATCACAAGCCCAATTTAAAACGAGTTTATTTTATTTTTAACTTTTTTTAAGGGGCATAAAATGTCTATATCTTTAACTAATGTGCAACAGATTGAGTTCGATGCACTCGTAAAAGCTGAATACCGTTCGCAAGGTTTCTTACTCCGTGATTCTGTCCGCATGAAATATGACGTAATCGGTGCGCAAGTAGAATTCCGTAAAGTAAACCAAGTTATCTCTGTACCAACTGCCTATTTAGCAGCTGTTACTATTCAAGATCCCGGTTACAACAAAGTGTTATGTACATTACAAAAGTTCACTACTCCAACCGCAGTGGACGAAGTACAAGAACTCACTGTTAACTTTGACGCTAAAATGGAAAACGCCATGTTAGTTGCTCAAGCAATGGGTAGACGTTCTGACCAAATTACCATCGATGCTTTAACTGCTGACGTTGGCGACACCATTCCAGATGGCGGCACTAACTTCAACTACGAAAAGTTCACCCAATGTTTAGAGTTCTTTGACAACAACGCTGTTCCACTAGCTGAACGCTTTGTTGCAATGTCTGCTAACAACTTTAAATCATTGATGCAAGATGACCAATTCGTTTCTACTTTCTACACCAAAAATGACGTAATTGACCGTGCACGCATTCGTGAATACTTAGGTTTCAACGTAGTCGTTATTCCACAAATGACAGAAGGTGGCTTGCAAAAAGTTGGTAACATCCGTACCGCATTAGCATGGCACAAAATGTCTACTGGCATGGGTATCGGCATGAACTTCCGTACTGAAATTAACTACATTCCTCAGAACACTTCTTACTTAGTAAACGGTGTATTCTCTGCCGGAGCCGTAGTAATTGATAACAGAGGTACGTTAGCAATTGAATGCGATGAAACCGTATAATAAGGGGAAATAAAATGGCTTATAATGACCAACGTTTTACAAGATCAACTTTAGCGTTTAACTCTGGGCAAGTCGTATTGGATGGACCAACAGATACTAACGGACCAGCAATTTTCAGTTATGCATCAGCTACTGATAATATTGCAACAGTAACCGCTGCTAACTATTTTGCACCAGCAGTATATGACTTAGCAATTGGTGATATTATTATCATTGAAGCAAGTGACAGTAACGGCATGTATGTTGTTGATGCTGTTAACCGTACAGCCGGTACAATTACTATCGTTAGTTTTGGACCAGTTGGCACAGTTGGAACAGCTAATCTACAAAACGGCGCAGTAACTGCTATTAAACTTGCTAGTGATGCTGTTGAAACTGCTAAAATCTTAAATGCTAACGTAACCTTAGCAAAATTGGCCTCCGGTATTGCCCCAAGCCATGTTGTTAAGTACGCAGCACAAGTAACAACTGTGGGCGGTAGTGCTACAGAAGCGTTTACCGTAACCGGTGTTGCAGCAACTGACTTAGTATTTGTACAAGTTAAAAATGATGGTACAAACAATCGTACAGTATTATCAGCAGCAGCTACACTAAATACCATTACTGTAATTTTCTCTGGCGACCCCGGAGCGGATTTAGTACTGTATTATCAAGTTTTAAGAGCAGCTGTTTAAAATTTAAGGAGCACAGGAGTATGATTACCAAAACATCCATAATTTCAAATGCGGTGACACAGTTGGGGCATGCTCCTGTTGTTTCCTTGATTAACCAAGACGAGCTTGTGGTTGCTGCTGAACAAGCTTTTGATATGCTATTACCTAGCAAATTAGCAGAGGGCAACTGGAGATTTGCAACAAAGATTGAGCAATTGTCTCAATTAGTTGAGGTCGTTCCACCACCCTATAGAACTGTATTTCAGTTACCAAGTGGATGGCTAAAAGTATTAAAAGTCTATCCAAATACTTACGATTGGAATATTTTTAATAACGATAGAATATATACCTATTTTGAAGGCCCATGGTTCATGGAGTATATCTATCAACCAGACGTTTCACGATTACCCCCTCACTTTGTAAATTACTTTGTATTCGAGATTGCAGCATATTTATGTTTAAGTAACGCTGAAAAAACAGATTATTATTCTGTTATAAAACAAGAATGCATTAGACAGCAAGGCATGGCTCTAGCAGTTGATTGTCAGAACCATCCACAATTTACTCAAGTTGATTTCCCTGTACTTGGCAACCGTTACATTGGCGGTGTATATCCCAACTCCATTAATTAAGGAATAACATGCCAGAAATTACATGGTCACAAGATGAGTTTAGTAAGGGCGAATTGAGCCCAATGATGTATGGCAGAATCACAGTCGATGCATATTACAAAGGTGTTAAAAAAGGTCGTAACACAATTACATATCCTCAAGGTGGTATTGGTAAAAGGTTTGGAACAATCTATAGAAATGAAATCACTGGCATTACAGATTGGCGAGATATTTTCTTTGAGTCTTTCCCATATTTAAATGAAGGTGTATACCTACTTGCTTTTGTGCCTGGACAAATAGAGATTTATCTCGAAGATGTTTTAGTTGCAACAGTAGCAAGCGCATTATTAACATCCGATGTTATACGCTCAATGGACTGGACGATTCTAGACAGATACTTTCGTATTGCAGCAAAAACTATTAGACCACAAGATTTAGTTCGCTCATCAACTACTACGACAATTAACGTTGGTGCCGGCATCGTATCAAATCAATTCACATTAAATGCTGCAACAACGGCTAACATTATTTTTGCTGTAAGGTTCAGTAA